AAACGATAGAGTTTAAACCTGAATACTACGATACGGTATATACGGAATACGATATAGAGTTCGATGAACGGGTAGAAGCATCTTATAATGAGATGTTAACCGAACTAAGGGAATTAAGTAGAACACGTCTATGGGCGCCTGCTAAATTGTTTGAACTATATGCATTCTCCGAAGATATGACATTAGATAAGTTAGCAAGTGAAATAGGTATCTGCCGTTCAACCGCATTCGGAAACACAAAGAAGATTAAACTACACTTAAGAGAGAAACTAACCAATCCATTTAAAGAACCTCAGGATTGATTTTAAGACGGTCTCCTGATGCGTTCACTACAAAGGTGGATAGAAGTGTTAAAATATATATAAACGATTAAATATCGTATGAAAAACGAATATGGAAAAGAAAACGGAACATCTATTTAAACCTGGTAATAAGTTAGGAGGAAGAAAACCTGGTTCATTAAATCGTTCAACGGAGGAGATGAAGCTAACCATTGCACGTGCGGTAAACAATACCCTCAATACGATATCATCCGATTTAGAAGCTATACGAAAGAAAGACCCCGAGAGAGCAATTGAACTTGCTTTAAAGCTAATGGAATACTCCCTACCTAAGTTGAGTAGAACGGAGATGAGAGCAGAGATAGATCAACGTATCCATCAGATACAAGTTAACGTTACACAAAAAGCAGTAGATGAATCTGGAAATTAATTCAACTATAACCTACACCAATCAGGATAATTCTCCAACGAGGGTTACGCATCACATTGGTGGTACCCGTTCAGGTAAAACATTTGCGTTATTGCAGTGGATAATAGTAAAGTGTTTGGAAGGTAACGAAGATGTAACTATAGTTCGTAAAACGATACCATCACTAAAGAGAACGGTGATGAAGGATTTCAAAGATATTATGCAATTGCTGGGTATATGGAATGATAATGATTTTAATATATCAGATAGGGTATATAACTTCTATACAGGTTCATCAATTCAATTTATATCAACGGATGATAGTGAGAAGTTAAGAGGATTAAAGAGTAGTATCTTATGGTTAGAGGAAGCAAATGAGATAGATAGTGAGAGTTACTTCCAATTGCAAATCAGAACCACAGGTCCTATTATCCTCAGCTACAACCCAACTATCTCACCATACCATTGGATTAGACAAATGGATGATTGCTCTCGCTACTTCACCACATATAAGAACAATCCCTATTTGGAAAGGAGTGTTGTGAGAGCAATCGAAGAACTACAACGAACAAATGTTAAAGCTTGGAAAACTTATGGATTAGGAGAATATACTACCAATGAGAAAGCAGTATTTACTTTCAATTCAGTAGAGTGGATACCTGAGGAATCAGAGTTTGTTGCTTATGGATTGGATTATGGGTATAGCAATGACCCATCTGCATTGATATCCGTATGGAAGCATGATGGTGAGATATTCCTATTAGAGCATTTCTATGAGAAGGGATTAACCACATCTGATTTAGATAACAAACTAAAAGAGTTAGTGAAAGGTAGAGAAGAGATATGGGCGGATAGCAGTGAACCTCGCCTTAACGATGAACTATATAAGTTAGGATACAATGTGAGACCTGTAGTAAAGGGAAAGGATAGTATCAACTTTGGTATTCAGGTAATGCAGAACTATAAGATAAACATACCACAATCATGTCAGAACCTAACTAACGAGTTCTATAGTTATGAGTGGGATACGGATAGATTTGGAAAGCAATTAGATAAACCTGTAGATTTCAACAACCACGCTATTGATGCTACCCGCTATGTGTTTATGATGAAGTTAAGCAATGTAGCAACTGCTAAAGGTAAATATATAATCAGTATTAGATAATTAAACAACTATATAAATGGCAAAAGAATTAGAAGTAGATTTAGATAACCTCACAAAGGAGGACTTTATGCAAATGGCACACTACATCCAACATTTGGAAGAACAATTGGAAGGAGCTAAAGCAACTGGGATAGCAGTGTTAGGACAAAGAAACATTCTGCAAAAGAAGTATGACCAATTGGTGTTTATGATGAGAAACAATGTGACAGAGAAGCCGATTAATACGGTATTAGATGTTGATTTCGATTTGGTTAACCCTGAACAATATAGAGAAAAAAAACAATTAAAATAATATGGAAGCATTACAAAGTTACTTAGACTATTACAAAAACGAATTTGATAGACATCATCACGGAATGGCAGCAGGTGAAACAGGCGGACACCATCATCACAATCCGGACCCTGAGTATTGGGAAAAGTTATTAGGTGATGTTAAGTTTAACCCTGAAAGATGGAAGGGTAAGAGAGCATTCGATTTCGGATGTGGATGTGGTAGAAACTTATACAACCTATCTACATTAGCAGAGTGGGAGAGAATCGATGGTTGTGATATATCAAAACAAAACGCAGCTTACGCAGAGCAGTGGTTACATAAGAATAACACTTCATCAGCAGTAGGTAAGACGTGGGAAAACAATGGTAAGGATATACAACCAGCTGAAGATGGTTATTATGATTTCATTATGTCACATATAGTATTTCAACATATATCTAATTACTCAGTTCGTTACTCAATTATGAGTGATATGTATAGAGCAATGAGAGAAGGTGGATTATGTTCACTACACTTTATGGATATGAGTATAGCATCTTCTTACTTCGAAGATTGTTTAGAATACAAAAACTGCGTAGTAGGAAACCCACAATACCTAATTGATGATTTTGTTAAGATTGGATTTAAAGATGTAACATGCGATGTTGGTAGTGGTATAGGATATGGTGGTATCGGTAAAACTTATTATATAAAAGGAACAAAGTAATATGAAAGAAGAAGTAAAGATTGTAGTTCCAAAAGATTGGAGTGCTATAACACTAAGAGATTACCTTAAGTTCCGTGCTGATATGGAAACCTATAAGGATGATGAAGATGCAGTAGAAGCAGTTTTATTCCATCACCTATGTAAGATGCCTGTAGAATGGATTAAGCAATTAGATATAGATACCTATGTTAACATCAGAAAAGATTTAGTTCAGTTCCTAAACGCAAACGAATTACCACTACAACAATTTATTAAAATAGATAATGTAGAATATGGATTCGAACCTAACTTATCTAAGATGGCATACGGTGCTTATGTGGATATCTCTAAATACGAAACGATGGAGATGAATGAGAAGTGGGCTGATATAATGAGTATTCTATATCGACCTGTAAAACAAAAGGTAGGTAAGTTTTACGATACTGCTACATACGATGGTAAGATAGATGGAGAGAAGTTTTTAGATTTAGGAATGGATGTTCATTGGGGAACGCTTTTTTTTTTAAAAAGTTTATTGAGGGACTTATCGAGCGATATCCAGAAATCTTTGATGGAGTCGATGGAAATACCACACAACATCAAATCAATTTTGGCAAAAAGTGGAAATCTTACACTTCCATAGTGCAATTAGCAGGAGAAGATATTCTTCGTATGGATGATGTGGTGAAAGAACCATTGGAGAAATGTTTACTATATCTTGCATACTTATCAGATAAAGTTCACTTAGAAGAGTTAGTTCATAAGGAGATGTTAAAAAAGATGAAATAGCATTATGTTATATTTCCTTTTTGCTTTGTTATATTAGTAATATTATAAACATTAATCCATGCCAAATCCAGATTTTACAAGAAATATGAGAAAATGGTCAGGTATTTATATCGGACCTACTAGAGGTAAATCTTCACCAAAGAATAGCCGTAGAGCATGTCTTTGTTTGGATTCCAATACATACGATAGAAAGTGTTGTGATGGTGCATTGCAACAACAAGGTATAGGTGTGATACAATCTCCCTATCCTCAGAGAGGAGCATTCTCATCAGGATTTTCAAATGGTTTTGATATAGGAAATATTTAAAATATATAAATATATATAACAATGTCTGAATTAAATAGAACACAATTAACGGCTGAAAACCAAGCAAGTTTCCCAAACAACAATACGGGATTTATTACGCCTACATTATTAAGAGAATTTAACCAAGATGTGGTGGATAGCATGGCATTCCAATCACAGGTTAATGAAATACAAACTGATTTAAACTCATTAGTGCTTAGTGGCAGTGGTGTAATTATTCAAAATGAGGGTGTCCTATTAGGACCAGCTACCGATATTAATTTTAGTGGTAGCGCAGTAAACGTAACCGTAACAGGTTCGGTAGCTACGGTAATCATTACACCTGATTTAATCCTAAACGATTATGCAACAACTGCATCCCTAAATGCTTTTACTGCATCTCAGGATTCATTTAACGTAGCAGCTACCGCATCTATTGTATCATTGCAAAACTTCAGTTCATCATTGGATGCTACTTTTGCAACTGATGCTCAGTTAAATGCCAGTTCATCTACATTGCAAGGTAACATTGATACTAAGGTAAACACAACTACCTTCAATAGCTATACTGAATCTCAAACTACAATTAATCAAAATTTACAGACTGGGATTACTATTAGATTATTAACATCTTCATTTAATTCATATACTGCATCGCAAGATTCATTCAATAGTTCAGCAACTGCTTCTATTGTAGCATTACAAAGTTTCAGTTCATCATTAGATGCTACTTTTGCAACTGATGCACAATTGAATGCTAGCTCATCTACATTACAATCTAATATAAATACGAAGTTAAATACATCTTCGTTTAACGCATTTACACAATCTTATAATACATTTAGTTCATCAGTAGCTGATGAGATAAATTCTTTACAAGATGTAACTGCTTCATATGCAACTACAGGTTCAAACACATTCACAGGAACTCAAACTATATCATCAGGTTCTACATCATCAAACATAACATCAGTTACTATTAACAATGTTGATGCTAGCGGTGGAATGGGACAATCTAAAATAATTGGTGTATCGGCTAATCCAACAAACATTGGAGGTCCTTATGCAGGATGGAATCCTCAACCAACACTTTATGGTATTGGTTCAGCAGGTCCTTATCAAATAGCAGAGTTCCAATCTCAGGGTAACTATACCGATGGAACTGTCACATTTAAAAGACCTTTGATAGTATCAGGTTCTATTATAGCAACAGGAGATATATCAGCACCTAACTTAACAGGTTCAGCAATAGATTCATCATCTTTTGCAACTACTGGTTCTAACACATTCACAGGTAACCAAACAATCCAAAACGGACAAAAGTTAATTACCGATACGATTGAAGCAGGAGCAGCTTATGGATTAACAATACAAGGAGGAGGAGCATCAATTAACTTAGGTGGACCATCTTATGGTGATCCAGTTAATATATTTTCAAACGGACCATCTATAGATACTAATGGTAACAAATTAAGTGTATCAGGTTCAATTGAAATGACAGGTAATATAGATACTCCTAATGGAACAATTACTGCTCAAGATTTCTTCGGACAAGGTGGTGGTGTAACTAACGTTGATGCATTATTATTTGATGGACAAGGTTCATTAACATTTGCAAGAACAGGTTCGAATACATTCATTGGTGATCAAACTATTACAGGTTCTATTAAATTATCTGATAAGATTGAATCAACAGGTAAAATAATTTTAAAACCTGAGGAGAGTGACCCTAGATATTTAGAAGTATATAATACTGCAGCACAAGATACACATATTACTGCTAGTGGTGGTTACCTATATTTGGGTGATGATACAACTTATGTAGCTGTTAATAACTACGGAGTTGATAGAGTTGTATATATAACCGCAGATAACGGATTAACAATATCAGGTTCTACAAATATAACGGGTTCAGTAGATATTACTGGAGATTATAAAGTAAACGGAGTTCCTCTTTCAACAACTACAATAGATACAGGTTCATTCGCAACTACAGGTTCTAACCAATTTAATGGTAATCAACAAATTACAGGTTCATTAGTAGTTAGTGGAACAGCTGATTTTAGTGGCGGTGATTTTAAAGTAACTGACCAAAACCACAATGGTGAATTTGATGTAGATGCATTTAAAGTTCAAACACAAAAAGGATCACAATTTACTGGAAGTTTATCAGTAAATGGAGCAATAAGTTCATCAGTTGGATTTAATGGTGATGGTAGTGGTATATCGAATGTAAATGCAATAACTTTAGATGGTTTAGATTCAACTGATTTTGCTAAAACAGGTTCAGCAAATACATTCTACGCAGCTCAATCAGTAACTAACGGAGCTGGTAATACTACAAACATAACACCTTTAATAGTATCTAATGTGGATACATCAGGTGGAATGGGACAAACTAAAAACATTAGTTTATCAGCTAACCCATCAACATTAGGTGGACCATTGAGTGCATGGACACAACCAACACTTTATGGTTTAGGTTCTACAGGTCCTTATCAAATAGCAGAATTCCAATCACAAGGTAACTATACTGATGGAAGAACATCATTCAAAACTCCAATGGTAGTTACAGGCTCTTTAACTGCTTCGTTACAACAAGGTTATGTATGGGTAGGAGGAGCAGGTGGAGTTTCTACTATAGTAGCAACATCTTCATTCGCAGGAGGAAGTGGTGCAGGATTTCCATTTACAGGTTCAGCAGGAATTACAGGTTCGTTAAACGTAACTGGTTCTATATTAGTTCAATCGGGTTTAGCAAGTGGTAGTGTAATTACAAACTTAGGAGATACATTTACAACTACTGACCAAGTTCAAACAATAATATCACTAACTCAAGCTGAATATAATGCCATAGGAAGTAAAAATGCTAATGCACTTTATGTTGTAACAGGAAGTATAATACCATCGGCATCGTTTGCCACTACTGCATCGTTTGCCACTACTGCATCGTTTGCCACTACTGCATCGTTTGCATCAACTGCTGCAATTGCAGCTAACGGATTCCCATTCACAGGTTCAGCTAGAATAACAGGTTCATTAGTAATCACAGGTTCTGCAGAAATGAATGTGGTTAACTTATCAATTGTATCTAATACGGCATCAATTGATTTAAATGCAGGTAATTACTTTAGTGGTAGTTTAAGTGGTAGTGTATTCTTTAACATAACTAATGCAAGACCAGGTGAAACCGCAATTGTAAAATTATCAACAACAGGTATTCCAACCGCATCATTCTCATCAAATGTGAGACAGATTAGTGGAAGTGCTTATGTGGCAACTTCAGGAAGTGGACAAACTGATATCCTAACGTTAGTTAGTATGGATACATCAAATGTATTCTTATTAAATAGTAAAAGATTTATATAATATGATAGTAATACCATTTAGTTATTTATCACAACCTGCAGCCGCAGCTGCTATATCTTTGGAATACTTAGTAGTAGCCGGCGGTGGTGGCGGTGGTGGTAATGATAGAGGTGGTGGTGGCGGAGCAGGAGGTTTACTTTCTGGTTCATTCATACCCGATATACAAGCTTATACCGTAACTATTGGTGGAGGTGGTGCAGCTGGAGGTGCAATCGGAGGTAATTCAGTATTTGGAAGTTTTACATCCTTTGGTGGTGGAGGTGGAGGATTTGGTGCAACTGCTGCTGATAACGGAGGTTCAGGTGGTGGTGCACAAGATGCTAGTAATGGTGCGTTAAGAACACAACCTGGTACGGGTTCATTCTTTCCTGTTATTCAGGGTTACCCTGGTGGTAATGGATTCTTCTTAGGTTCTCCACAAACACTTAATGGTGGAGGGGGTGGTGGTGCAAATGCTACAGGTAGTAATGCAGAATCATCTGGTACAACAGGCGGTGGTGGTGGTATTGGTAGACAATCTGCTATTAGAGGAACTTTAACTTACTACGCAGGTGGTGGAGGAGGTTGTCGTTCACGTCAAGGTGTAACAAACACTGCTGCACCTGGAGGTTCAGGAGGTGGAGGTAATGGTGGATTTGGACCTACTGCTGATGGGGGAACAAACCCAACTACAGGAACTGCTAACACCGGAGGTGGTGGAGGTGGTGCTGCATGGGGAGGTGCTGAACAAGGTGCTGCAGGTGGAAGTGGTATAGTAGCAATGAGATACTTAACATCTACAATGACAGCAACGGGTGGAACAATAACAACCGATGGATTATTTACGGTTCACTCATTCACTGCATCAGGAACATTTACAAGAACTGCATAAAATAAAAATTATGGCACACTTTGCAAGAATAAATGAAAACAATATAGTAGAAGAAGTCCTTGTAGTAGATAATTCTGAAGAACATAGAGGAGAAGAATTTCTATCTATTGATTTAGGATTAGGTGGAAGATGGATACAAACATCGTATAATAATAACTTTCGAAAGCAATACGCTGGAGTAGGTTTTACTTACGATGAAACAAAAGATATTTTTGTATCCCCACAACCATATCCTTCATGGATATTGGATACTAATTCAGATTGGCAAGCACCAATTGAAAGACCAAATGAGATATCATATTGGGATGAAGATTCATTAAGTTGGAAAGAATTAAATTAAAATAATATGAGCATCGCTTATTTAGGAGATAAATTAATTACTGATTATTATTTGGGAAATATAAATTCTAGTATATTATTAGGTAATGATGGTAATGAGTTAGATATAGAATATCTTATTGTTGGTGCAGGTGGTGAAGGAAATAGTGGCGGTGGAGGTGGTGCGCAATATGTAACAGGTAGCACTTCTATAGGACCAGGAACTTATAACCTTACTGCAGCTAAAATAACAACTGGTACACCAACTGGTCAGGTTAGTGGGTCATCATCTACATTTTTAGGTATATCATCAAAAGGTGGTGGTAATGGAGGTAACTTCTTTATATCATCAGGACAAGGATGGATTGGTGCATGCGGAGGTGGTGCTGGTAGAAATAATGGAGGATTAGGTGGTGTAGGTACCAATGGATTTAATGGAGGTAATGCATCTGGAAATAAAGGTGGAGGTGGTGGTGGAGCTGCATCTGCGGGTGCAGATGGTGGATTGGGTGGAAATGGAAAACAATGGTTGGATGGCACTTATTATTGTGGAGGTGGTGCATCAGAAAATGGACCAGGTGGTGGATTGGGTGCTGCTCCTAATGCAGGTGGTGGTGGTAATTTTAATGTAGGACCTAGCGGACCTGGTTTAGTTAAAATCCGTTACGCCGGTGTTCCAAAAGCAACTGGTGGAACAATACAAGAATCAGGTGGATACACTTATCATTCATTCACAGGTTCTGCAACCGATACTACGGGATCGTTTACTTACTAAAAACACAAAGTTAATTGTTAAATTTAATAAATCAAAAATATTATGAAATTAGAAACACAAGAATCGTATATAACTAACCCACAATTTGTAGGTGGAGTTCAAGTAAGTTCAGGAATATCTGGTTCAGCATTTGCATCAGCATCAGTTGAAAATCCTCAATTTGGATTTGTAGCAGGTGGTATGTATGTTGGAGTTAGTGGTAACTTAGTTGCTAAAACCGTAGATGGTAGTGTATTAACATTTGCATCTGCATCAGGATTTATTCCTGGTATTTTTACTGCAGTATCATCATCATCAACCGCATTTGCTATAGTTGCATTAAAGTAATAATATGCTCAATTTAAATCTAAATATAATAGGAGCACTTCAACCTCGTGTACTTAGACCTGGTTTAGCTTATACTGTCAGAAATGATGCATTTAAAGATAGTATAGTAGTTGCTATGCCAGGTTCCTTATTCTATGGTAACGATCTTTCTGGTGATTATTCTGTACCTGCATTTGATATGACAAACCCATGGGATGATATATCAGCATGGGTAAGAGCAGGATATTTTGCATTTGAAAAAATTGGTGAAAATCTACCTGTTGTATATACTGCTTCAGGTTCAATATCATCTTCAGCATCACCATTCGTTAGTAGTTCGGTTAGTCAGAGTAGTTTAACACCATTTCCATTTAATACTGCAAGTTCAGAAAATGGGTGGGGTTATAATGGTTCACCGGCTATATCAGGTGCAGCATCATTTATAGTTGATAAATTATGGGATAGTCCTATTTCAGGTGCTAACATTAGTTTTAGTTCCTCATTTGTGTTGGAAACTTATGCTGCATACGATATTACTGCATCATATCTTCCTCCACCAGAAGGTCAATTTTGTTGTCCTACTGTATATCCTTCTAGAACAGCTGCTTGGAAATATAATCCGGATGGATGGTTATGGGATTCAAACTTTAATGGTGATACCACAGGTTATCCAACATGGTTACCAGCATATACTGGTTCTAACCGATTTATATATGAATCGTTACAAGATGCACCATTCTTAGAATTTACCATTGCAGGTGATAAAAATAAACCTTCTGCGGTTGTTCCGTATGTATGGAAACATTATGCGTTATCATACACATTAGAAGATAGAACCGTTAGAATGTATGTTGATGGAGCATTAATAGCTACATCCAGCATTCCATCTACTAGAGGACTTATAAGTGATCCATCAGAAAAATTACAAGTAATGGGTGCAGTTGATCCTATATTTGGTGCATATAACAACTCATTAATGCATTTTCAGGATTTCAGATTATATAATGGAACTAACAAAAATTATACTGGAGCAACTATACCATTACCTGATAGTATGGTTGAATACCTGTTTTTCTTCGATCCATCCGTTTAAAATCTATAAAAAATTACTATAAAATAAAAATCAATTGTTAAATTAAAAATACAAAATATTATGAATTCAAAAGAAGTATTAAATAAAATCATATCAATGCTTTCTTCAGATAAGAAAGTAGCTGAAATGACATACGCAAAGCTTGCCGATGGAACTATCGTAGAATCAGCTACATTCGATGTAGGTGAAACTTTAGATATAGTATCAGAAGATGGAACTAAATCTCCAGCTCCTAATGGAACTCACGAGTTAGCATTAAGAGATTCAGAAGGTAGAGATGTTCTTATCAAAGTAGTAACTGAAGAAGGTAAAATCGTTGAAAGAGAAAATGTAGAATTACCTGCATCTGAAGAAGCAGAAGTAGAATCTGAAATGAAGGAAGAAGTTAAAATGGAAGATGAAACCGCTGAACCTATGACAGAAGATACTGATAAACCAATGGATGAAATGCCAACT